ATGACTGCTTTTTTAACTACCATGAGTGAAGTGGCAACATGGATTTTTGGACAGATTACAACAATCGGTTCAACCATTATGGCTACTCCGTTCTTATTGGTTACCACCGGCGTTATGCTTGTTGGTGCTGCAATAGGTATTTTTGGACGCTTGCTCCATAAATCCTAATCTACTTTCCGGATGCCTTGTGCATCCGGATATTAACCAGTTATAAGAGGAACTTAACGAGGTGTTAATATGAATTTTTTAGATACTTTAAGTACATTTATTTTTGACACAATTATATATATATCTAATTCTACTTTTGGCTACGTTATAGGTGGCTTTATTCTTGTTTCTTCCTTGTTTGTCCTCGTTTATTCAATGGCTGCAAGGAGGTATTAATTATTGGATTTCTAAAATTTTGTTTTATCTTAATTTTTTTCATGTTTATTTTTTTACTGTTTACAAATAAGTATGTAAATCGGTACAAGTTAATAATGATATTCGGTAAAAAAGGCTCTGGTAAGTCTACTACACTAACTAAATATGCCATCCAGCACGTTAAGAAAGGGTGGACGGTCTATTCTACCGAACGCATACCCTACACCTATTATATTCGCCCGGATGATATAGGGCGAGTTATGTTGGAGGATTTTAATTATGTTCCGTTCTGTAAAGATGATTATAAAGGTCTTACTAAGTTTTTTAAGATTCTTAAGGAGAAGATTAAACCGACTGCTCCGAAGATTTTACTTTTAATTGATGAGGTCGGCATGATCTGGGACAATCGTAATTTTAAGAACTTTCGCCCGGAGGTTCGCGATTGGTTTAAATTGCAGCGACATTATCATACTAAAGTTGTTATGTTCTCCCAAACATTTGATGTTGATAAGAAACTTAGAGACCTTACCGATTCCATGTACCTGCAGCGGAATTTTGCCAGGGTATTTACTATCGGAAAGAAAATCAAGAAGTTTATTTCTATTAACAATAACGGAGATGACGGCGGCAAGTTGGATGAGTATTTCGACTTTGAGCCGGCTATATTCTTTTTTCTTGGTACCAGGACTTTTACTTTTATTCCTAAATGGTCTAAGTATTTCAATTCATTTGAGGCTCCGCAGCTTCAGCGTATTGAATACGAACAGACAGTATATAAACGTGATGACGTTTCCGAACTTTCTCCGGCTGATGAGCCGGAGCCTGGTCTTGCTAATGAGAGTGAAAGCGAATAGGCTGTGTAGCCGGAAGGCTGCTTAAACCGCCAGCCTTTGGCGGCGGTGTGCAGCTTCCCGGCAACAGCCGATACATTCACTTTCAGGAGGCTCGTTGGCAAGACAAAGTTCCTCAAAGGTCTCCATACATGTTTATTTTTATAGGCATGTATGGGGTTACCTTATTTATTTTTTTATTTTTTTGCGGTTCGTCCGCTAGTAGCCGGCTACGGCAAGGCTACTAGTGTTCGGTGTTCACGCATTTACATTTATTTTTGGAGGTAAGAATTATGATCTTTAAGAAAGATTTATCTTTTCGTACAGATAATTCTAAACGTTTTCGTGATTGGTCATTTATAGTTTATCCTGATTCTATTATTCAGGATGATGATGGAATAGATACTACTGTTCCTGTTGAATATGACTATTCAGGTTATACATATAATGAGGATATTTATGTTAGTGATTGGCGTGAGGCTATTTCTATGATACGTGCTAAATGGATATGTTCTCCGCTTCATGACAAAGATCAGAACCCGGACGGCAACCAGAAAAAGCCTCATTACCATTGCATAATCATGTTTGCTACTGTTAAGAGTTTCAAACAGATAGCAGATATGCTTGTACCCTTGGGTATTCCGGATTATACTGTGGAGCCTTGTAAAGCTATTGTAGGTAGTGTCCGTTATATGATACATGCAGACCATCCCAGCAAATACCAATATGATCCTGATGAAGTCATTGGATATAATGGCGCTGACCCTTCTGAATGGTTAAGGTGCAGCTCCGGAGATGAGTTATTTAAGGTCAGAGAAATGCAAAGATATATTCGTGATCATGAAATACGTTCTTTTATGGAATTTGCGGATTACTGTGAAGAAAACAGTACCAGAGATTGGTATTATTATTTAACGGGCAAATATCGAGGTTTTCTTAAAGATTATATATATTCACTTGATAAATCATTATGTAAGCTGGAGGCTGGTAATTTATGAGAGATAATTATTGTTATGTAAGTTGTGTTGATGGTCATTGCCCTTTGATTATTGAAGATGAAATATATGGCGTATGTGTTTCAACTTGTGATGATTATTGTGGTTCTGGCTTTTCTGGATGTGATACTTGTTGTTTTTTAGGCGATGTTGTTATTTGTGGTGATTGTATTCATGAACATTATGATGATAAAGCTAATGGAGGTAGGTAATATATGAAAATAATTACAGTATTGATTGATGTATTTGATGATTCAACGTCAGAAGATATAGAACGGGCTGTTTCTGCAGGACTTGATTCCAATGGGATTGATTGTATTTATAATGTAGAAGAGAGAGAGGATGATTGATTATGAAAATAGATAGCATTATTGAAGATTTAGGTTATCATATTCTTAATTCAGATGATGAAGATTTTTTAACTCATATAATGTATGCTGCTTCTTTGTCAGATGATGATTTATATGATAAATTTTATGATTGTTTAGTTTCTTTTTTGGGTTGTTGTTTTTCTTGTAAATCTATTTTTGATTTAGATACGTATAGCAAGTTTATATATCAGCGTTTTTTGATTTTAGCATTATATTGTATTAGTCGTGGGCTTGTTTCATTACCTGATGAAGATTAATCTTTGTTTGTTATTTGAATTTTTATAAAGTGAGGTTGTTTGATTATGGAATTTGATATTTATTTTGCTAATTTGAGTATTGAAATTTTGAGTAGTGCTGTTCTTCGTACAGATGATGATTCTTTGATAAAAGATATTATTCATTTTTCGTCTTTGTCAGATGATGATCTTGAAAATAAATTTTATATTTATCTTTCTTCTTTTATGGAGTTTTTTGTAGTTAATATTTGTAATCCGTCTTTTGCATTAAATGAATATTATAGATTAATTTTTCAAAGATTTATGGTTTTATCTGCTCTCCGTTTTAAGCGTGTACTTTTTTAAAGCGCGGTCTTGTATCATTACCTGATACTTAATATAATTAAATTATATTTTTAAAAATTACAAGTGAACTTGTTTCACTTGTATTTTTATTATTTTTTTGAGAGGTACTAATGACATGGGATATAAACATTTTAAATTTTATGACCGTATCAGGTTAGAAAGTTGGTTAAGGTCTAAAACATCAATTTCATTTATAGCAAAAGAACTTAATAAGTCGAGGGCAAGCATCTACAGAGAAATTAAGCGCGGACAGTATGTTCATACCTTGTCAGATCTGACTGAGGAACTTCGATACTCTGCGGAGCTGGCAGAGAGTAAATACCAGGAACATTTAAAATCTAAAGGTCCCGGATTAAAGATTAGTAATGATTATTCTTATGCTGCTTATATTGAATACATGATTGTTAAGCGTAAATATTCTCCGGAAGCTGCGCTTAATTTTATTAAAAATAATAATCTTACATTTAATACATCTTTATCTAAATCTACTATATATCGTTACATTAATGATAATATCTTCCTGGCACTTACTAATAAAGATTTGCCGGTAAAGCGTAATAAGTCTAAGAAGAAATATAAAAAAGTCCGTCCATGCCGTGTATCAAAAGGTAAGAGTATTGAGCAACGCCCGGATATATTAAAACGTGATGCGTTCGGTCATTGGGAGATGGATTGTGTAGTCGGTAAGAAAAAGACCAGAAGTGTTCTTCTTGTACTTACTGAACGTCTTTCCCGGAAGGAATTAATTTATAAAATGCCAGGGAAAAATAAAGAGAATGTGGTTAATGTTCTTAACGATTTAGAGCGTAAATGTGGCGGTAATTTCAAGAAGATATTCCGTACTATTACTTGTGATAATGGTGTAGAGTTTGCTGACAGTTTTGGTATAGAGCATTCCCCAAACGGAGAAAAGAGAGTTGATTTATATTATTGTCATCCTTATTCTTCCTGTGAACGTGGCAGCAATGAAAATCAAAATAAAATGATTCGCCGGCATTTCCCAAAAGGTTATAATTTTACAAAAACAACGCGTACAGAGATTGCACGCGTTGAAAATTGGGTCAATAACTACCCTCGTAAACTTTTCCATGGCTATTCCAGCAATGATATATTTGACATGTGTTTACGTACAGTAGGTCTTTAA